GTAGCACCAATGGCGATACTAACACTTACCACATTTGAAACTGGGATTGTCATGTTATTACACCTCTGTATTAAAGTTATACTTTAGACCGCGATACTGAAACTCACCTGCCATGTCTATTGCTTGTATTGACCTAACAATGTCTTGATCAGTAGCCACGGTATTTAAAACAAGATCAAATTGTGACCTCTCTTCCCAACCGTCATCAGTAGGGCTGTCTATATCCCTAACCCCGGAACGGCTTACCAGACCAACACCCGCAGAACTAAACAGGGATTGAATTGATTCTCTTACTAAACCTATTCTAACTTTTCTAGAGTTATCCATTGCGTTATCTCTATAAAAGTTTATTGACATTGTTATGTTCCTAAGACCCGATATATATTCAGTCACGTCTAGGTTATCTATATTGTCTTTAAAAACCCGCTGCTCCCAGCCTAAAGACTCACTCGCTAAAAAGTCAACTACAGCATAAGCGCCTTGAGGCCTTGGGGCATCTTCTTGCTTGGCTTTTATTGTATACCCCGGCGTCTCTAAAACCAAATTTACAGTGTCGCGCACTAGCTTGTTGATCGCCTCTTCGAGTAACACTAGTCTTTAACTCCCATAGCCATTGTATAACCATAGTCTTCCCAATCAGCGGAGGTTACTACTTTATACCGTTGAGACTTATAGATAATAACATCAGCGATCAAACCGGCTTCATCATTTGTGGTACGGATGGGTTTTTTAGATATGAATAGTTTTGTGTCTTTATCTTTTTCACCTTCTGGTAATACTTCTATTTGTATAGGGGTAGGTTGCTGAACACTGGCTAGGGTTTTAAAAGTAGAGGGTGTTCCCTTTACATATAAGCCGTCTACATAGCCACCAGCAGCGGTTCTTTCTACCATTACTATTTGTGCGGTATCGGTGTCTAATGCTTCAGCAACGTTGATAACCATTACTCGTCAACCTCGAATGTTATAGAGTCTATCAAATGACCGGTATCAAACAAAGGGTTACCATCTCTATATTTAAGAGGAGGAGAATCTATATCTACTATCTTATCTTGTACATCTGTTTGAACTTGTAATCCTATTAGTCCTAAAGCGGTTTTAGTGTCCATACCTCCCGTTATAATTTTAAAAGATAACTTACGGAATAGGGCTTTGTAATCACGTTTCTTTTCAATAACTGTTGATCTAAGGAAACTACGTTCCGGTATATTCATTTTATCGCTACCGAATTCATGTACCGCACCAACCATAATAACAGAGGTTCCATCAGGGTAATCATTTGATTCCTTTGGCAGCCCTACTTTAACCCCGTTCGGCCCTTTACCAAACGTCCTACTGATACGCTCTAATTCTTTAAGCGCCTTTTCCGGGGTTCTAATTATTCTGGTTCTTGACCTCATAGTTGGTTAGCCACCAGTACGCCAGCGAAGCAGACGTTACGGGTCATTAGAAACCGTTGCCCGTATACCGTACCCATATAAAAGTCATCACCGTCTGAGCGATCCTTAGTGGCTACTGCGCGAGTAACGGAAACACCGCTAGCACTCTTGGAGCTTACTGGGCCAACCTTAACAGAACTGTCACCGGCTTCACTGGCTTCCCCAGAGACCAACAGGTGAGCTACCAAATAAGCCTGAGCGTAATCGTACTTACCCAACCAACGATTCTCATCAGCACCCATATAGATCAACTGAGTGTCCTCTATGAAGATCTCAATTCTTGCATCAGGGTAAACTACATCGTCTGAGAACTCAGGGAACCTTGCTCTAAAGGTAGTAGCAGTAACAGCCATTACATTCCCCTTGTAGCTTGATAAATAATAATAGAAGCCAGTATACCGGCCACCCATTTTAGAATAGTTTTGGTTATATCGCTACGACCAATGTTAATATTTGATGCAGACGTTAATGCGTCTACTTCTATTTTTACCAATTCAATGTTATCCGTATTACCTTTAAGAGCAGTTAATATCATGTCCGGATTCTGATCAGCTTGCCATAGTTCCAGGCGCATCATGCGCTCATCACCGCTGTTTAACCTTTTATCAAACCTGACAATCGACTGTTCATGATTAGTAACCCTTTCTTCTAGCCGTATAACCTTTTCTAACTTGCCTTCTATACCGGATAATCTTTTTTCTATTGTTTCCAAAATCCCCCATAATCTCGATTCATGATCGCTATTAGCCACAATAATTACCCGGTATATTATGTAAGTTTATGGAACATTCTTTATAACCCTATTTAAGATTATAAAGAATAACCCCTGTTACCAAGGGCTAATCCAGGAGTTTACTTCTTGGCTTTAGGTATCGCCTGAGACTTGGACTTTGACTTAGAAACTTCGCTTTCAAGTTCCTGGTCGTCCTGAACCTTACCAAAAGCCAACTTACCTTCTTCTTTCAGTTGAGCTACATAAGTATCAACGATCTTGCCGTCTTTACCTGTAAACTCTTCCCAGTGTTTGTCGTCTACCACGTTAAAACCTGGAACGACTCGCACTGTAACCCGGTTGCCGTTTTTACCAACGGTTTTCAGGTTATACTGTCGCTGAGTTGTATTGATTACACCGGCCATGATATCAAATTCCTGTAGCGATTGCGAGTGAGAGCGGGTAATAGATGTTAAGACCCGCCAAACGGTTACGACCCGGTACAATAAACTCAAGGTTCTTTTGCTGTACTGGCATCATTTCAAGCTCTACTGGAATTTCCAATTGCAGCTTGTCCGGGTTACGGTCATAGGCTACCATTGCATCCGCTGAGAGTTCTGGGTTATCTGAAGCTGAACATTCGTTAACAGGGATAATGTCATTCACGTTGCTCAGGTATGGGCTGTTCTGTACCAGATACATGAGAATTGTAGTATCGCTGTTGCTTGCACGAGGAGTAGAGCTGATGTAAGACCACTGAGCAGGAGGTAGCATCAGGGTATTACCGCGCTCAACCATCTTAGTAGTTTCAAAGATATCGGCGAACAGATCGTTAACATCAAACAGAATTTCGTCCGGTGTCTTATTAACCCATTCAGTACCGCTACCCGGATTGACTACCGAGCCGGAAGGAATGTTGGGATGATCAAACAAACCCGGCAAATTGCTGGCGGCATCACCAAAGAATGCAACGTCGTTAACCTTCTGCTCTATAGATCGCATAGCAGCGTTTGCACGGCGTTGATCCAGGGCTGCACCAGTAAGCTGGGAAGCTTGGATCTCATCCAGGTTGTAGCCGTAAGAGATACCTACGGAACGCACTGGAATGGTAGTTTCCTTACCGGCAACATCTGCACGAGGCAAGTCGTCAGCGTAAGCCTGGATAATCTTAGCCGCACCTACTTGATCATACGTGCGGTAAGTAATGGAAGTGACACCTGGACCACCTTCATTAGAGACAGGAAAGAGCATACGGGCTTGAAGTTCAGCGTACTGAACATCGTAACTCCGGGCTTTAATGTGCTCCAACTGGCGCTGGAAGAAGAACGCGCCGTCAGCATCCAGAATGCCGTTGTTAATGGCTTGACTAATAGCGCCGTCAAGTGTGGTTTTGGTCGGACCCTGTACTACGGTATAATGTGCGCCGTCAAATTGTACTAGGGAGCCGTCACGGAGTTTCAATTGCTTCATCTGATTGCTCCTTATGCGCCAGCGGTTACAGCGGAAGTTGAAAGACGAACTACACCCAGCTCACCGGCTGAGGCTGTAGTTTCCCAGGTGGCACCGTCAAGACTGGTTTCACCAACACCAGCAGCGCCGGAGTCCAGAACACCAGTACCGTCAGCGTAGTTGACAGCGTTACCGGGTACGCAACCAGTCGGGCAAACTGCCCAAATATAACCGCTACGCATAATTCCGGCTGTTTCTTTTACGTTCCATTGTATATCACCCGCTGTGCCGCCTTCTTTTTCTAGCGAGCGAATAGCAATACCCAGGAAGTCAGCAGAAGCAGCCAGTACAATTTGCTTGTCCGGGTCTGTACCGCGTGTTACTGCAACACCAAAACCGATACCAGCAGCAGTTTCAACCGCGCGAGATACGATGTCATGAGGCGCTTGAGCATAAATAAGACCGGCATAAGCCTTGCCTTGACGGATATCGTAAGAAGTTTGTGCGCTCATTATTTAGCACCTCCTTTCCAAAGGTTACGGTTCCGCTCGAGCATTTTATCACGGGCGATAACATGAACCGGGCGAGTGTCTTCAACTATAGTGCCACCCTTGTTTGCAGCTTCCTGACGGAATGTTGCATCCAAATCGTTAACACCTTGTACAGATTCATCCAGGATATCAAATCGAACTTTAATGTAGTCTGTAGAAACAGAATCCATTTGCACGTTTGTACACTTGGCTGAGACCACTTCTTTCATCAAAGTAGCATCGTCTTTACCTTTCCACTCAACTTCAGGCATTATCCGGCGAGCTTTATCCACCAGTTCAGTGCGGTCTGCAACCAGCTTGTCCAGGGCGTCAGCCGTTGGAACCTTACCTGTTGCATCGTCAAGTTTAGCTTTCAAAGAATCTTCGGTTTTACTAGCCGCTTTTTTGGCCTCTTCCGCTTCATCTTCTTTAGCTTTCTTTTCTTTCTCAATTTCTTTGGCTGACATCTCAGCGTCGGATAGGCGGGTATGCAGTTTCCCAACCGCTTGTGCTGCCTGATCCGAAACTTCGTAGTCAACCCCATCGATAGTGATTTTAGCCATTTTGACTCTATCTCCTAAGTCGGGAAGTTGGTCGGCCACTCTGCAATCTCGTCCAGCACGACCACGCTCTACAATAGCAATGTGATTGCCTTTTATATTCCTCTGAACGGCATCGTATTGTTCACCGTCCGGAGAAACACCGGGAGTCCAGTCTATATCCGCTGTATAGCCGTTGGACAATTCTGCTTTGCCGCTCTCTATATCTGCTATAGAGTTAGCGTCAATAATAAATAGGTCTGATTTTGCAAAGCAGCCATCACGCGTAACAGTGGGTCCAGCATGACCAACTGAATATTCTTTTGCGTTGCTGGCGTTAACAAGTACAGGAGGATGACTGTTTGTTACGGGCTTATTACTAAAGGAGGTAAGGGACAAGTCTGAGAACACTTCTTCCTCAGGCCGATATACCCTAACAATATCATCTGGCTGGCGGTCTTCAAGACCCATCTCAACGGCCAGATACTCTTGTATACCCATGCGAGATATCCTTGCTGGTACAACAAGAAATCCTTCATCGGTATACTTACGTTCTGAGTTTATATCCAGTCTGTCTTTGAGAAACATCTCTTACCGCCTTCTGGGTTAGATTGTATGGTAATTCATATTCCAAATAAAATAAACCAACTAAGCGATTCTATTTTTAAACC